CTGTTGGAGAGGAAGCCTTACAGGCAGCTTCAGTAGAAGCATTTGAGAAATTAACTCAAGAGCCTAAGGTTCCGCGTCAAGTCTATATTAAGATTGGCGCTTCCACAGTCGTTGTCACTCAGCAAGACATCAAGGAGCAATTAGAAAGGACGGTTTCTGAGATATTTCCACAGGGAGGATTTAGGAAACAGGACTTCATGCCTACGGGTATTCCCTCAACATCGGCTTCTCATGACAATAGTCGGAGTAAGCTGGGCTCTTTAGGAGAAGTGTTCGCCGAACTTAAGCGATTTGAAAAATTCAATTCTACGAGTTGGTGTTCACTTATTCCCGAAGTTAATATTGAAAAAGCCCGATGTTGGGATGAAGAGAACGGCGAGTTTAAAGAGCGGAGTGTAATAACATATAAAAAGTCTGGATACGATAGCCGGCATTTTGAATTGATGTTTTTCAATCATCATTTTTGCCAACGTCGTGTCAAGATCGTCCCCCTCGCCGAAGCCCTTAAGGTACGTGTCATCACTAAGGGGCCTGCTTTAGCAGGCTATTTAGCCATGCCGTTTCAGAGATATTTACATGATGTTTTGAGAAAGCATCCTGTAACTTGTCTGATTGGTAAACCAATTGACGGACGAACCCTTTCGGAAAGAATGGGTCATCTTAACTTTGATGAGCGATGGCTATCTGGTGACTATAAGGATGCAACCAATGGAATGTTTAGTTACATTTCTGAGACTATAGCTGCCGCACTCGTCCGAAGGATTTTATCGGATGAGTTCGATCTGCTTGAACATAGTTATGTTCATCGTCTCTTTATGGATCTCCTGACTGGTCACTGGATTAAGGATCCCAAAGGTGATGATTACGCCTTACAAAAGAACGGACAACTCATGGGCTCTGTTCTCTCTTTTCCTGTCCTATGTATCGCGAATGTTACCCTCTGCAGACTTGCCATGGAGTTGGGCAAGCGGAGGAAGATTGGTTTGAGAAATATTCGTCTCCTTGTTAACGGAGATGATTGTGTATTTCCCGCTAATGGTAGGGTTGAGCGGTCTTGGAAGATTTTATGTCATTTGTTTGGCATGCTTCCTTCTCAAGGTAAGGTCTATTGGTCTAAGGACTTCCTTAATATCAATTCAACGACTTACCTTTATAGACCTGGTCATCTCGTCTTCCATTTATCCGATAATGGATTTTGGGAGACTAAGCCCTTTAATTTTATACAAATATATCATATAAATTGGGGGCTTATCCTACTTAAGAAGAGATCTGGGATTTTAATGGATAAAACAGATATGTTTTCTGAATTTTCCAATCCCGCTTCTTATTCTCGCGATTTGTTGGAAACCATACCAACACACCAACTCCCAGTTGCGTACCGTTATTTTGTTAAGAATTTCGGAAAATTCGCTCTGGAAGAGGGTATTAACCTCCCGTGGTTTGTTCCTCAGAAATTTGGGGGATGCGGTTTGCTTCCCTATTCGGGTTCTTACTGGCGTAAGTTAGATCGTTTAACGGTTCCTTATGCGCCAGAGAGGTATCTCGTTCGTTGTTTCTTCGATTATGAAGCCACAGAGCGAGATAGAGCAATTGTAGGAATCTTTCATCGTCAAAATGTGTCCTTTAAGATTGCCTCGAAGGAGGTATCTTGGACTTTTCATCAGCGTTATAAAAGAATTATAGCTGACATTGTTGATAAGGAAGAAGACTACAATGACTCTTATGTATATGGAAAATTTAATCAATATTTGTTCTTTCTTGCTGTTGAGCAAGGGCGAACAGGATCCATATACAAGGACCTTAATCCGAATTTCGGTGTCCAAGCGATCCGTGCTGCGCATCGGGCTTGGAAGAAGGAACTTAATCGGCTCACCTATATCTCAAATATTCTTCCCAGTATTAAGTTTAATGACTGGGAGTTACCTGAGATAGGTCCCATTTGTAGAGAGATAGAATAATACCATAGCGTATGTGTGGATGTTATTGGGGATGAATTGAAATGATAGTGATTTTGCTTTCTGCGGGAAAGATTAGGTGGGGAATGAAAACTTCTTTTCCCATCAATCGATTACTAAGATAGCGAAGGCTAAGTCTCGTAAGTTCATGAACCTTTTTCCCACACACCCCGGATGTTTTGATCAGACAACCGATTAGTTTGATATCGCGACCTCGCCACAGTTTAATCTGTTAGGAGGTGGATACTCTGCGAATAGTGCCAAGAGTTTGGCTATGCAGTATTCCTAATAATAGCACGAGGAGTTATTACTCATGACGCACAGTGCCCTTTGAGGGGTGTGTGATCCTCTGAGTATCAAACTGGGACAACCAACACGTGGTTGGGTCCTGTATGTTTTTCCTTGGTGCCGCGGTGTCTGCCGTGTTTCTGTTTGGCTATGGTCTCTCCTGCTGAGGTCCTTCCCGTAAAGCTTCCCGTGTTAGGGAGAGCAGGGTGGATCCCCCTTGGCAGGAGGGGTCGTTGTCAGGCTTAAATAGGTACTAGTTTCGTATCTCACTCCAGTCGAACAGCCCCGGGGCCCCACGTTACGGGGGGCGGAA